GCCCGATTCGCTGACCACGCTGGGGCTCTGGTACGGCGCGACGCTGCCGGCGGGCACGGTGCTGCCCGATTCGCTGACCACGCTGGAGCTCAGGTACGGCGCGACGCTGCCGGCGGGCACGGTGCTGCCTGAATCGCTGACCACGCTGAGGCTCTGGTCCGTCGCGACGCTGCCGGCGGGCACGGTGCTGCCTGATTCGCTGACCACGCTGAGGCTCTGGTACGGCGCGACGCTGCCGGCGGGCACGGTGCTGCCCGATTCGCTGACCACGCTGGAGCTCGGGTCCGGCGCGACGCTGCCGGCGGGGTGCGCGACCGCGGCGCAGATCAAGCGGTTCGGGCTGGTCGAGATCGAATGAGGCCGGGGGTGATGCATGGGCGGGGCGGCACGGAAGCCGTGGCGGGGTGGGGACGGCGGGGCCGCGCCGGTCAGGGTGCGCGAGAAGAACGCCGAGCGCGTGCTCTGCGGGCTGGCGATGCGGGGGACGACGGCGTGGGCGGCGTTCGCGATGACCCTGGTCGAGACCGACGACCCGTGCGACGCGGCGCACGCGGAGTACGACGCGATGCGGTTCCTGCGCCGGGCCGACGCGGTGCCGCGGGCGCGGCGGAGGATGTACCCCGAGTCGCAGATCGTGCGGGCGGGCGGGGTCGCCGTCGCGTTCGACTCGGCGTGCGAGGCCCAGGCGGCGCTGGCGGCGAAGCTGAGCCGCCAGGGCGTGGACCTGTGGTGGAGGCCGGGGCTGCAGTGCCGGGACCTGGCCGAGCTGGTCCGGGCGGGGAGGCTCAGCGTGACCGAGGCCAGGGCGATCACCGAGCCGAGGACCAAGGTGCGATTGACGCCCGAGGAGATGGCGCTGGAGTGGGCGGCGGGGGCGATATTGAGGGGGTCGGGGTGAGCGGGATTCACCACAGAGGCGCAGAGGGCACAGAGAGCAGACCGGATCTTCTCTGTGATCTCTGGGCCTCTGTGGTGAAGGGATCGGAGCGACAGGCGGGACGCCTGGCTTGCCGAGGATGAAGAGGGGAGAGAGACAGGCGGGACGCCTGTCCCACCGAGATGAGAAAGGGGTACGCGATGCAGGCGACGAAGATCGGCGATGGAGAGGTGATTTCGGGCGAGGTCATGGCGCCCGGCGTGGTCAAGGGGGAGGGGCCGCCGCCGCTGCGGGCCAACGGCCGCGGCGTCCGCACCGGCAAGTTCCATGTCGGGCTGGTGCTGGCGCTGGGGCGCGGGGAGTGGCTGGTCGCGAAGCTCGACGAGCTCGGGATCAAGGTCTCGAGCGTGAAGGGTACGGTGGTCCGGGCCAACAGGCATCTGACCAACGGCGAGATGTATCACTACGAGGCGTGGCAGAGCGCGGAGAACCGGATGATCGTCGCCTGCGCGGATGGGCCGCCGATCCGGCGGTGGAGATGAAGATGCACCGCAGAGGCGCGGAGAAGGCCGGATCTTCTCTGTGATCTCTGGGCCTCTGTGGTGAGGGGAGAGAGGGGATGGAGAAGAGGGAGAGACAGGCGGGACGCCTGGCTTGCCGGGGGGAGAAGAAGACACGGCTCGGCGAGCCGTGCCGCCGGGATCGGAGGTTGCGATGGTCGAGCACGAACGGGTCCGCGAGATGCTGCTGGAGATCGACGAGGACGGGGAGGGGCTGACCTCCTGGGAGATCGACTTCGTCGCCGACCTGGTCGACCGGCACGCGGCCCGGTTCACGGCCGAGCAGGCGGCGAAGATCGAGGAGATCCACCGGCGGCGGGTCGAGGACCAGGACCGGGAGACCATGGACCTGTGGGAGGAGTGGGGATGAGCGGCGAACCTTATGTACCGCACCCGCTGCGGCGGCGGCGGGAGAACTATTATAAGAAGTTGCCCACGGGCGGCGTGCTGGTCGCGCGGCCGACGCGGTGGGGCAACCCGTTCGTGATCGACATGAGCCCGATCGGGCTCGGGTACGAGGTCCGCTACCAGGTCAGGCCCGGAACGCGGCCCGATGTCATCGCCGATGGGCTGACGGTCGAGGAGGCCGTGGCCCGCGCCGTGACCGAGTACCGCGCGTGGCTCCGGTGCGCGCCGCGCGGGATCGAGATCGCGGCGGCGGCGAAGAAGGAGTTGAAGGGGCGCGAGGTGTACTGCTACTGCCCGTTGGACCGTCCGTGCCACGCGGATGTGCTGGCGGAGATCGCCAATGAAGGGAGCGGAACATGAGCGATGAGTATGCACCGATGACGATCGAGCAGAGGCTGGACCGGATCGTTCACGACCGGGAGTTCGTGAGAGCGATGGAGGCGCACGGGAACCGGATCGAGAGACGGGTCCGCGAGGAGTGTGATCGGAAGTGGGTCAGGGAGATCGGTTCCGCGCTTCGGCGTGTGGACCCGGGCTATGAGCCCGCAGATGGTGCGCCGCACGAAGCGGTGGCGTGCGGGATCCGCCGGGTCCTTCAGCGGGTCGAGGCCCGGGTCCGGGCGGAGTATGAGAACAGCGGGTCGCCGATGAGCGTTGATCGGGCAAAGGGACTGGTCAAAGCGGTGCTTTTCGGCGGTCCGGACCCGGGCGCGTCGCTTCTGGACTTGGTCCACGCCGCCCGGATCGTTGCCGGCAACAAGGAACCGGGTGGAGAGCCCGGCACGACGCGGCTCCATGTGTACCCGGACGATCGCCTGATTGCCGCGGCGTATGTGGCGTGGAATCACCGCCCCGGACAAACCACTGGATCTTTCGTCGTCGGTCGGGATGTCCGCGTTGTGGTCCGCTCAGAGAAGGAGGTTCGTGATGGCATGGAATCCGAGTCCTGAGGTCGCGGCGGTTCGGGATGCGGCTCGCAAGATCGGCGAGTCGGGCTCCGTCGATGTGGATCGGGCGGTGCTCATCTATACCACCAGATGCGGCCAGGTCGGGTATGTCAGCTATGGGCGGACGAAGGAACTGTGCGCCGCCGCCCGTCGGATGGCCGACGCGATCTACGACCGTCTGCCGGAGATCATGGATCAATGCGAGGCTGACCACCATCGGCCACGGCCTGGCGGCGCGTGAGCGACGAGGAAGGGAGTGTCCGATGACCTGGGATCCGATGCCCGTGAAAGTCGCGATACATGATGCGGTCAGCAAGATCTGCGAGGCGCACCGTACTCATGCGCATGGGGTGGTGATCTACACCGACGAGAGCGGCAAGTGCGGCTGTATCAACTTCTGGAGCACGGGGGCGGAGACCATCGCGCGGCGGATGTTACATGCGATCTCTGACCACCTGCCAGAGATCATGCGGCAAACCAAGACCGACATCATTTGGAGCACGGAACTGCCGACCGACGCGGCCGGGGACCCGGACTTCGACGCGATCGCGGACATGGTCATGTCCCGCGTGGAGATGCTCGAAACCGCCCTGGACACGCAGCCCGACGACGCGGGCCGTGAGCGGGTCCGTCGCGAGCTGATCGGGCCGGCGATGGAGCTGCTGGCGCAGTTCTGCGAGCTCGTGCGGCTGGGCAGCGATGAAGAAGGGGATGAGCCATGAGCGAACTTGAGTTCCGGACGAAGCTGGGTCTTGCGGTCGGGATGGCCGAGGTGCTCGGGAATGTCGAGGGCTGGGACGACCTCGCCGACCAGACCGAGCGGGCGCACACGACGGGGCCGTTCATCGACCCGACGGCGTACATGGTGGCGATGGACCGGCTGACGCCGATGGCGGATCTGTTCCGCGCGGTCGCGGCGCTGGTCAGGGCAGAGAAGAAGTTCCGCGAGGCGGTCGAGCGGACCGAGGCGAAGTGCGCGGCGATGCGGAAGGCTGGTGGAGCATGAAGGGCCTCTACGAGATCGCCGAGACGGTGGAGCGGACCAGAGGTGGGGTGGTGATCCACATCGAATCTGACGGAATCGCATTCCAAATGGGCGACCTTCGGTGCATCGCCTCGAACGGCGGCGGGTGGGATCACCTCTCGGTCTCGCGCCCGGATCGCGTCCCCCGCTGGGACGAGATGGAGTCCATGCGCAAGATCGTCTTCACGAGGGACGAGTACGCCTATCAGCTCGGCGTGCCCGAGCGCGAGCACATCAACTGCCACCCACACTGCCTGCACTGGTGGCGTTCACAGGGATGCGAGATCCCGATCCCGCCGAAATGGATGGTGGGGCCGATCTCCGCCGAGGTGCGAACATGAGCAAGACCGGCATCGAGTGGACCGAGCAGGCGTGGAACCCGGTCTCGGGGTGCACGCCGGTCTCGCCGGGGTGCCTGAACTGCTACGCGGCGACGATGGCGGTGCGGCTGCACGGGATGACGGCCAAGGGCCGGAAGGTCACGGGGTACGGCGGCGAGCCGCTGGCGGCGATGAAGGGCGGGCGGGCGGTCTTCACCGGCGAGGTTCGGCTGCTCGACGAGAAACTGGACGAGCCGTTGCGGCGGCGCGTGCCGACCACCTGGTTCGTCAACTCGATGAGCGACCTGTTCCATGAGAGGGTGCCGTTCGAGTACATCGACCGCGTGTTCGCGGTGATGGCGCTCTGCCCGCAGCACACATTCCAGGTTCTGACGAAGCGGGCCGAGCGAATGGCGGAGTACCTCAATCGCCGAGAGATTTCGAGGGCGTGGACGCCAAGCGTTCGATTCGGAGACGGCGGTAGTGATGCCGCGAAGTGGAAGACGCCATGCGACAGTGTGTATTCGATTGCGTGGGAGATGAAGGGTCGCGAGGCTGCACCAAGTCTCATCTGGCCCCTCCCCAATGTCTGGCTCGGTGTCAGCGCCGAGGACCAGACGCGGCTGGACGAGCGGCTGGGGCACCTGCTCGCGTGCCCCGCGGCGGTCCGGTTCCTCAGTTGCGAGCCGCTGCTGGGGCCGATCCGGCTGCCGAGGGACGCGAAGGAGCGCGGGCTGGGGTGGGTCATCGTCGGCGGGGAGAGCGGGGCCAGGGCGAGGCCGTGCAATGTCCGATGGGTCCGCGAGCTGGTCGGGCAGTGCCGCGACTTTGGCATCCCGGTGTACATCAAGCAGCTCGGGCGGTTCGTCGTCGACCGCAACGACGCGGGGTTCGACGCGGAGGACTGGGTTGGCGAGGACGGGACGCCGGTCGAGAAGTCGGCGTGGCCGTGCTCGACGCTCGATGTGGAGCCGATGGACCCGATGGCGTACCAGGGCGCCCCGGTCCGCGTGCGGCTGAGAGAATCGAAGGGCAAGGTGATGGCCGAGTGGCCGATGGATCTGCGTGTGCGGGAGGTGCCGGGATGAGCGGGTCGATCCTTCCTCCTGCCGTCGAGCGGGCCGCGGCCGTGCTGCTGCGCCTCGGGGACGGGCGCGGGACCCGGGCCGAGGCGGCGGCGGCGATCGCGGCGCTGCTGGCCCATGTCAACCGCCAGGAGGAGCTGATGCGCGAGGCGGCGGGGAAGATCGAGGGTCTGCTGGAGGAACTGAGGCGGGCTCGCCGCGGAGGCGGAGAGGAAGACCCTGATCCGGCTCTGTGAACTCTGGGCCTCTGTGGTGAAAAAAGAGGGAGGACACGGCTCGGCGAGCCGTGCCACCGCGAGCCGGGCTGCCGGGGGGCGTGCGCCGCGAACCGGCGCGCAGCCCGGCTCTGGGTAGGAGGCCCATGGATCGACTCGTGTCCGCGTACATCATGGCCCGGGCCGGTCGGCACGCCGAGGCGGTGCGCGACTGCCTGTGCGGGGAGGAATCGCTCCGGTCCGTGGCCCGGCGCCACGGGGTCGCGCCCTCGACCCTGGGGCGGCAGGCCCGGAAGGTCCGGGCGGAGGTCAGGAAGTTCGTGGGGCTGCTGGGGGATGCACCACAGAGGCGCAGAGATCACAGAGAAAAAACTGAATCCCCTTTGTGATCTCTGGGTCTCTGTGGTGAAAAAACAGGGAGTGACAGGCGGGACGGCGGCCCCACCGAGATGATGGAGGACACGGCTCGGCGAGCCGTGCCACCGCGAGCCGTGCCACCGAGAGCCGTGCCACTTCGCCACTTCGCCACTTGACCACTTCGCCACTCGACCACTTCCCCGTGACGCAGTCGAGCTTCATCGAGACCGGGCTCAGCGGGCCCGAGTACGCGGCCCGGCACGGGGTCACGCCGCAAACCGTGTCGAATTGGATCAGGAAGAAAATCATCCCCGCCGAAGGCCCGCCCTGGGTCATCGACCCGAAGGAGGCCGACCCGCGGCTGGCCGCGTACAAGTCGGTCGCCAACCACGGGGGTAAGCGCAAAGGCGGGGGACGCAAGCCCGGGCGGGGCGAGCCCGAGCCTGATTACGGGGCCTCGCCGATCCTCGCGCTGGCCAAGATCGACCAGCTCCGCGCCGACAAGGTCAAGCCCGAAGGGGCGATCGACCACGACTTCCTGCTTTACTGCACCGAAGACCTCGCTCAGGCACTGGTTCATTACGGCGACCGCGTCGGGGTCGTGCGGGCCCAGCTCGAGAACCAGAAGCTGGTCCAGGACAACCGGAGGCGATACCGGGAGAACGCGGTGGCGGAGGGTCGGCTGATCCCCGCCGCCGCCGCCGCCGACGCCGCCGCCGAGATGCACGCGAGGGCCAAGGCCCGGCTCGAATCCCTGCCCACCGCCGCGGCCCGCGAGATCGCCGCCGCGGCCTGGATCTCGAAGGACAGGATCGACGAGGCCGTCGACCTGATCCGGGCCGCGGGGTGCGACGCCGACACCGGCAAGGCGCTGCGGTCGATCCTCGACCGGCCCGCGGGGCTGGACGCGGACATCCTCAGCGTGCTGGAGCATCACGCCCGCCGGGTCTGCGAGGAGATTTCGGTGTAGACACCACCCCGAGGGCGCGTGAGGGGGACGGCCCCCTCCGCGCCGCCCCCTTTGGGAGAGGGGGAAGAAAGCGGGGAGAGACAGGCGGGACGCCTGGCTTGCCGGGGGAACACGGCTCGGCGAGCCGTGCCACCGGGAAGAAGAGTTACCACAGAGGCGCAGAGGGCACAGAGGAAAACCATGAATCCCTCTCTGTGATCTCTGGGTCTCTGTGGTGAATCCGGAATCGGAACACGGCTCGGCGAGCCGTGCCACCGGGGGCCGTGCCACCTGAATCATGCTGACCGCGCTGGCGACGCCCGAGACGATCAAAGCGGCCGTGCGGTCGGTCTGGACGCCGCGCGAGCCCGTGACCTGCCTGGACTGGTCGCAGCGCGAGCGACGCCTCACCGGCGAGGGCGCCGGGTCGGCCCGCGTCGGGCCGTACAGCACGGACCTGGTCCCCTACTTCCGGCAGGTCTACCGCGACCTCGACCACCCGCTGGTCCACGAGATCGCGGTCCAGAAGTCGGCGCAGATCGGCTACTCCGACCTGCTGATCAACGCGGCCCTCTACACCGCCTGCGAGAAACGGCGCCCCGCCGTCATCGTCTTCCCGACCGAGGACGCCGGGTACGACTTCAACCGGCGGAGGCTCGTCCCCGCCGTGCGGGCCTGCGCCGCGGCCTCGGCCCTGCTCCGCTCCGACCGCGACATCACCCAGGGCGAGATCCGCTTCGGTCCGATCCCCGTCTGGTTCGCCTACGCCAGCGTGCGGCGCACGCTCAAATCCGACCCGATCGCCGATGTCCTGGGCGACGAGGTCGACGAGTACCCGCCCGGCGGGACCGCCATCAGCAACGCCCGCGACCGATCCCGAACCTTCGACCGCCGCAAACTCCTCTGGGGATCGACCCCGGAGAGCCCGGACCAGGAGGGGGGCATCCAGCCTCTGTACGAGGCCAGCGCCCATCGGCACCGGTTCCTGGTCCCGTGCCCGATCAGCGGGCGATACTTCGAGCTCTTCGACTTCGCGCTCCTGCGCTGGCCCGGGGGCCGGGCCGCCGACCCCGACACCGCGGCCCGCCGCTGCTGGCTCCAGAGCCCGCACTTTGCCGCCCACCGCGGCGAGGACGGCGTGGCCGAGGGACGCATCGACGAGCGGCACAAGCCGTGGATGGTCCGCAACGGAATCTGGGTCCGCCAGGGCGAATCGGTCGAGTCCGACGAACGCATCCTCGACTACGGCGGGGTTGATCTCAGCCTGATCGACGCCGACCAGTTCCGCGAGGCCCCGGCCTCCGGACGCTACCGACGCCTGGCCGAGAAACTCCGGGACCACCCGCACGCGGCCGACGCGGCCGACTCGGGCGTCCGCATCGTCGGTGGGGACCCCGGCGTCGGGGGATTGCGGCCCCCCGCCTCGACCATGGCCTACCGGATCAACACGCTGGCGAGCCTGATCGCCGGGGAGGGCTGGGGCGGGATCGTCCGCACGGCCCTAAAAGAACGATTCGGGCCGGACTTTCAGAAAAAAACCATGGGCGTCGCCCCCTCGATCCGCGGGGACATCCTGGCCGGCGGGCACCTGCTGGACCGCTGCCTGCCCGCCAGCGCCGGGGGCTACGAGCGCGGGACCGCGCCCGAGCCCGCGGCCTGGATCTCGGTCGGCGTCGATGTCCAGAAGCACTGCGTCTACCTCCTGGCGATCGCCTTCGGCGGTGAGTACCCGGCGTTGGCCGACGCAATCCGGATCTCGCGCGAGGAGCCCGCGCAGCTGGCCGATATCGAGGGGGACCTGGCGGCGTGGCGCTGCCGCGTCGGAAGCGTCGCGGTCCGGCCGAGCTTCGTCGGGATCGACAGCGGGCATTGGACCAGCGATGTCTACGCCCTCATCCGGCGGCTGCGGGCCCGGGGCGTGCGCGCGATGCCGACCAAGGGCGTCGCGGGGGCGCTGGCTCGCGGGCCCTGGCGGGTGACCCGGACCGCCGAGACCGACCGGCGCGGCCTGAAGACCGGCCGCGAGATCGACCTGATGCACATCGATGTCAACCAGATCAAGACCGCGGTCTACCAGCTGCTCGCCGAGAGCAGGCCCGACGCCGAGGTCGGGGCCAATCACCTGCTGCTCCCCGAGGCGTACGCCTTCGACGACGGGCGGGTCAGCGGCTCGACCGAGGACCTGATCCATCAGCTGACCGCGGAGCGGCGGGTCGAGAAGCAGGTCCGGGGGCGCCGGGTCTGGTTGTGGGAGCCGCGCAAGATCGGGATCGACAACCACTACCTGGACGCGGCCGGGATCGCCCTGGCCGGGGCCATGGTCCACGGGGCCCACCGGCTGGCGCCGGGGGTGATGCGGGGGGCGCTGGAGCGGATGCGGATGGAGAAAAGCACGGACCCGGCGCGGGCGGAGCCGCCCGGGCCGCGGATGACGCGATCGGAGATCAGGCGGGAGATGCGCCGACGCCGGCGCTGAGAGACGCGATGGCCTACCAGTACGCCGACTACGCCAGCCAGGCCACGCCCGCGCTCCGGCTGGCGCGCGCGCGCCTGCACCTGGCCGAGCTCAGCCAGCAGATCGGCCCGGATGTCAGCCAGGACGGATCGAGCCGGTCGGCGGGGTCGATCACCTCGCGGATCGTTGAGCTCAACGCCGAGATCCAGCGGATGGAGCGGCAGGTGAACGGTTCGGGGCGCGCAGCGCGGATGCGGCGGCGATGACCGGACCCGATCGCAAACCCGGGCTGCTGGCCTCGGCCCGCGCGCTGCTGCGCCTGGGGCGCACGCTGGCGGTGCACGGCTCGTTCGACAACGCGCGGCGGAACCCGCCGCGGTCGTCCGGGCGGGCGCCGCTGGCCGCGCCCGGGGCCCACCGCGACCGGAGCAGCCTCGACGCGTTGATCCGCGACAGCCAGGCCCTGGCCCGCAACGACCACGCCGTGCGCGCGATGCTCGCGGCCCAGCGGGACCTCGTCGTCGGCGCCCACCCGGGCGTCGAGGCCGCCACCGCCGATGAATCCTGGAACGACCGCGCCGAGGCGCTGTTTGCCGAATGGGCGGAGGCCGCCGACCCCGCCGGGCTGATGAGCCTGTGGGACCTCGCCGGGGACATCCTCACCCGTTGCGAGACCGACGGGGGCGTGCTCGTCCACCGCGTCCGAGCGGACCGGCCCGCGGTCGAGCTCGTCGACGCGATCCGCATCCGCAACCGGGCCTCGGCACCCGACCGGGAGGGCCTGACCCACGGCGTCGAGACCGACGGCCGGGGGCGGGTCACCGGGTACTGGCTGGCCCGCTGGAGCCCCGACGGAACGCGTTTGGAGACCGGCGGTGAAATCTTTGTCCCCGCCGGAGTCGCCTGGCTGATCAACGCGCCGCGTCTCCTGAGCGCGGGGCAGCTGCGGGCCGAGCCCGGGCTCAGCCCGATCATCGACCGGCTCGAGACGCTCAACAGCGCGTGGGAGGCGGCCATGATCGCCTACGAGACCGCGGCCTCGATCGGGCTGGCCGCGATCCGCGACCTGGCCGACAGCCCCGAGTCGATCGGGGAGATGATCGCCGGCGGCGCGGACGAGCCCGTCGTCCGCGGCGAGGCGATCTGGGCCCACGGGCTCGTGATGGACTTCCAGGCCGGGACCCAGCTCCAGCAGGTCAAGGGGGAGCACCCGAAGATGGAGTTCCAGGAGGCGTACTGGATGGAGCTGCAGACGCTCTGCGCGTCGATGGATCTGCCGCTCGAGCTGGTCTTTTACCGCTACATCCGGAACTTCCACGCCAGCCGCTCGGCGATCGCGACCGCCTGGCGTCGGATCGAGCGGCGGCAGGAGTGGCTGGCCCGGGTGTTCGTGCGTCCGCTCTGGAAGTGGTTCGTCAAGGAAGAGATCGCGGCCGGTCGGCTGGCGGAGATCGAGGGGTGGGACCGCTGCCGCGTGTACCTGGCGCCGATGCCCGTGCTCGACCCGCGGATCGAGATCGACGCGGTGCTCGGGGCGATCCACGGCGGGCTGATGACGCACGAGGACGGGCTGATGCGGTTCGGGTACCGCGACCGCGCGGCGTTCCTCCGCAAGCGGGGCCGGGAGATCGGCGAGGCCATGGAGGCGGGGATCGCGGTGGGCGAGATGAGCGCGCGGCGGACCGTGGTGGAGACGGTCGACGAGACCGAGGAAATCGTGGATGAGCGGACGGGAGACGGGCCGGGAGCCGAGGACCATAGATGAGAACGCTCGCGATCCAGTCCGTGCCGCCGCCGCCGGGCGAGCGGCCGCCCCCGGCCGACCCGGTCGAAGCGTACCGCGCGCTGGCGCTGGGCTACGCCCGCGCCGCGGCCGGGTCCGACGCGATGCTCGGCCCGTGCGGGTACCTGGCTTCGGGGATCGCGGTCGTCGTCGTCCGCGGGCCGCTGGGCGAGGACCTGCCGTGGTGGCTGGGGGTCGGGACGCCGTACCCGTGGATAGCGGAAAGCGTCGACCGGGCCGCGGAGGCGGTGCTCGCGGGCCACGCCTCGTCGGTGCTGATCGACCTGGACAGCCCCGGCGGGGCTACCGACGGGGTCGAGAGCGCCGCCGATGCGGTCGAGCGGGCCGCGGCCCGCGTGCGCGTGGCCGCGATGACCGACGGCCTGGCGGCCAGCGCCGGCTACTGGCTGATCGCGGGCGCGGGGGAGATCATCCTGAGCCCGACCGCCCAGGCGGGCTCGATCGGGGCGATCACCGAGATCTACGACGGCTCGCAGGACGAGTGGGCGAGGCGGTACGGCGTGGTCAAGAGCGCCGACCTCAAGCTCGGCCCGCACGAGCCGATCGGGGAGGACTATTTCGCGATGGTGCGTGAGCACATCGACGAGCTGCACCGGCTCTTCCGCGGGCGCGTCGCCCGCGGACGCGGGATCGCCGAGGCGGCGATCGACGCGATGCGGGGCCGGATGTACACGGGCCGGGCCGCGGTGGACGCGGGCCTGGCGGACCGCGTGGCCCTGCCGCGCGAGGTTTATCAGCAACTGACAGGAGCACCGTCATGACCACGCCGAGTTCGCTCGCCGCGGCCGCGGGCCGGGCCGCCGCCGTTCCGATCCCCGCCCCCGCCCCCGCCGCAGCCGCAGCCCCCGCCGCGGCCCCCACCCCCGCCGCCGCCGCCGCGATGACCGCCGAGGAGATCGTCGAGGCGATGGCGGAGATGAGCGAGGAGGATCTGGCCAAGGTCCGGGCGGCGCTGCCCGAGCCGGAGCCCGAGCCGGAGCCCGAGCCCGAGGCGGACGACGCGCCGACGGCGATGACGGGCCGGCAGATCTACGCCGCGGCGGTGAAGGCGTTGGGCGATACCGCGGCGATGCAGGCCGCGGCCCGGAGCCTGATCGAGGAGGGCGTGACCGATCCCACCGCCGTCGCGGCGACGCTGGCCGCGGTCAAGCGGGCGGCGGCCGACGCCTCGCCCGCGCCGATCGGGGGACGCGGGGCCCCGACGCCAACGGCGGACGAGGACTACGACGGCATGGTGGGACGGGTCATGAAGGAGAAGGGGCTCGCCCTGCACCAGGCCGTGGCCCTGGTGAACAAGGAGCGCCCGGACCTCCGGACCAAAAAGTTCGGGGACCCCAGGCCGCTCAGCCGCCGCTGAGCGGGAAGAGGGCCGGGGGAACCGGCCCGGGAAGGGACACGGCTCGGCGAGCCGTGCCACCGACTTGAAAAGGGACACGGCTCGGCGAGCCGTGCCACCAGAGCAGGAAGACACGGCTCGGCGAGCCGTGCCACCGACTTGAAAAGGAACACGGCTCGGCGAGCCGTGCCACCGGAAAGGAACCCGCGATGACCGTTTCACCGAGTTACCAGGGGGCGACCCCGACGATGAAGTTCGACGCCGACACCACGCGGTTCCTGCGCGTGGTGGCCAACAGCGACAACGAGGCCGCGATCGCCGGGGCCAACAGCAAGAGCGTCGGCGTCTGCTGGATGAACGATGTCGATGTCAGCGAGAGCGATCGTGGGTCCGTGCGACTGCACGCGGCGGGGACGACCGTGATGGTCGCCTCGGGCGCGATCAGCGCGGGGGCCCCGGTCTACGGGGCCGCGGCCGGCAAGGTCACCGCGACCACGGGGGGCGCGCTCGAGGGCGTGGCCCTGACCGCGGCGGGCGCCGACGGGGACTACATCGAGGTCCTGCCGATCGGGGCCGAGACCATGCGGCACATCCTGCACACCGTGACCGCGGGGGAGGACACGGCCAACATCGCGACGATCGACACGGGCCTGGGCGTCGTGCTCAGCTTCGCGCTGGTCGAGACGCGGACCAGCGCGGGCGTGATCCGCGCGGGCAACACCGTGACCTTCGGGTCGGGCGGGGACGCCGGGAAGATCACCGTCGCCAACAGCAACCTGGCGGCGACGGATGTGATCACGATCTACGCGGCGACCAACCCCGTGACGATCTGATCGGGGGACGGGCCTCGGGCCCGGAGAGGAACACGGCTCGGCGAGCCGTGCCACCGACTTGAGAAGGAACACGGCTCGGGGAGCCGTGCCACCAGTGCCCAGTGCCCAGCGCCTGGCGCTCGAAAGGAAATAGGCCATGCCGATGCAGACCAACGGCGTCGGGACGCCCCGCCAGGACCTGATGGGGGCGTTCCACCAGTTCGATCCCAGTTTCAACAACATGATCGCCGAGGAGATTCTCCCGGCGTTCGAGGTCGACGAGTACGCCGGCGACTTCGGGGTCGTGCCCGTCGAGGCGTTCACGACCGACTACGGGGACGCCGTGCGGCGTGCCCCCAAGGCGGCGCGGAGCCGGAGCAGCTGGAGCCCCGGGGCGGACGAGTGGAAGCTCAGGGAATACAGCCACGGCGAGGCCGTGGACCAGACCGAGGCGCGGATCTACGGGAGCTGGTTCCGCGCCGAGGAGGTCGCCGCGGAGCGGGTGGCCGAGGTCCTCCATGTCCGGCGGGAGCGCGAGGTCGCGGCCCTGGTCCACAATACCACCACCTTCCCGCTCTCGGGCTCGACCGGGCTCTCGATCACCAACGAGTGGGACGATTCGGTCAACGCGGTCCCCGTCGACGATATCGCCCAGGGGATCGACGCGATCCGGACGCGGGTCGGCCTGCTGCCGATGAACCTGGAGATCAGCTTCCGGCAATGGCAGGCGCTCTCGAACGCGGAGCAGATCCTGGAGCGGCTCAAGTACACCAGCAGCCCGGCGGGGCGGCTGGGGCTGGACGAGCTGGCCCGGGCCCTGGCCGTGAACAAGGTCGTTGTCGGCGGTGGCGTCTACAACAGCGCCAACCCGGGCGCCGCCGCGGCGAGCATGGGCAACATCTGGAGCGACGAGTACGCGTTCCTGTATGTGCCGGGCGGGGGCGACCTCCGCCGGCCGCAGCTGGGCCGGACTTTCCGCCTGAACGACAACGGCGGGCTGAAGGTGGCCAGCTACGAGGACGAGGACATCAACTCGGTGATCGTCTACGCCGAGCAGCACCTGCAGCACAAGCTGATCTACGCGGCCTGCGGGTACCTCTTCGGAAATGTGATCACGATCTGATCCGCGCCGGGCCGGCCCGGGGTGACAGCCGGGCCGGTTCTTTGAAGAGACACGGCTCGGGACACACGGCTCGGCGAGCCGTGCCACCAAGAGCCGGGCGGCCTGAAGCGGGGGACACGGCTCGGCGAGCCGTGCCACCAAGAGCCGGGCTGCCGGCGAGCCGTGCCACCGCGAGCCGAAGAGGCAGAGGACACGGCTCGGCGAGCCGTGCCACCGGGCTGCATTGAAACCCAAGACACGGAGCAATGATGAAACGGACGCACACGCGGATCGCCGTTCTCGCTTTGGCCCTCACCGCCGCCCTGGTCGCGGCGATGGCCGCGCCCGGGTGCACCGGGGCCGAGGTCGCCAGGCTCTCTGCCGAGCTCGACCGGTCCGGGGCGGAGATCGCCGCGATCGAAGCGGGGATCGGCGAGATCCGCGCGGCGCTGGAAGGCCTGTGGCCCGAGCAGCGGGCCCGGGCCGAGCCGTACCTGGCCACGCTCGCCCAGACCCTCGCCGAAGTCCAGGCCCGCGCCGACGGGATCGGGCAACGCCTCGCCGAGCTCGAGACGACCGAGGGGAAATCCGCGGGCAACTTCCTCCTGGCCGCCGGGGAGATCGCGGCCAGCTTCGGGGGGCTGCTCCCCCCGCCGTTCGGGGCGCTGGTTCTGGCCGCGGGCACCGCCGCCGGGGGGATCGGCACGGCGATCAACCGGCGGATCGCGGCGGAGGTGGTCAGGTCGATCGAGGTCGGCAAGCGCGTGGTCACGCCCGAGAGCCCGACCAATGTCGTCAACTTCGATGACGAAACCGTGGCCGCGGTGATCCGCGAGCGGCAGAGCGCGGCGACGCGGCGGTTCGTGGACCGGGTGCAGGCGGCCTGAACGGCGGCCTGAACGGCGGCCTGAACGGCGGACGGATCGGCGATCGGACCCCGGCGAGTGAACCCATGGACGCCGCGCCCTACATCATGACTCTGCTCGAGCGGCACGGCCTGGCCCTGCTGGCCTACACCGTCTCGCTGGCGGCGTTGATCAGCTGGATGCGCTTCAAGACCGAGGAGCACTCGCGCGAGATCACCGAGATCAAGCGCGAGCACGCCCGCGTCGCCGCGACCATCACGGTGGTGCAGAACAACGCCGAGAGGCTCACCGCGGTGATCGAGGGGATCGAGCGGCGGACGAGCCTGGTCGAGCAGGACATCAGGAAGGCGAGGGCGTAGCGTGGCACCGGTCCTGACGATCGACATCCACGCCGTGATCACGGCTCTCGGCAAGGCGGACGGGGCATCCGTCTCCGCCGCCGAACTCGGCGTCTCCCTTCTCACGAACGCAGTCGCGGGCACGCTCCCCAATGGCCAGCGGTGCATCAAGAGCAACGGTGTATCGGCCCTGATCTTCCGGCCCGAGGCGACCGCGACCGCGTCCGCACGCGGCGAGGACTACTACGCCGTCCGGTTCAACCTTCGGGCCGAGACCTCCGGCTCGATCACGCCCGCCAACACCGCCGATTTCTTCCGACACGCCGGGACTTCCGAGCCGCGATTCCACATCTCGGTCAACACAGGCTATGTCGCGTTCGCGTCCCGGCACGGGGCGGCGGCCGGGAATGTCCACCAGTTCAGCCAATCTCAGACCGCGACCGATGGGCGAAACCTGCCCTTCAACGAGTCGGCTGAAGTCACATGGTTCGCCGTACGCTCGGGCACGGCGGCCACCGATTTCGTCGGCCTGTTCGTCGATGGAACATGCGTCGCGGCGACCAGCGAACTTCAGTCGGATGTGACCTTCAGCAACGGCAACTTCTGTTCCCTGCCGAACACAACCAACTTGACCTGGCAGATCCACGGGCTGCTCGAGGTCTACTCGACCGATGACTATGAGGCCGAGGGCCTGCTCGAACCGCCCGACGGTACCTACCGCATCCAGCAGGCGTTCGCGTCGCAGACCGCATTCCTTCCTCCGGGCGTGACCATCTCGTCATCCGGCATCGCGCGGGCCGATGAGCGGCAGAATGTCGGCTCCGGCATCAACATCGGCGACCACGCAATCACACTGACCGGGACCAACGGCTCGTCCGAGACCGTCACCTACAAACCGCCGACCGCGCCGACATTCTCCGCCGCCGGGTTCCTGACCGTGCGCGCCCGGCAGATACAGGGGGCTTCGCTCGCAACCATAGTGGTTCGGGCTCAAGACACCGCCGGGAACAATATCGTTCGGGTCCGGATCCTTAGCGACGCGATCGAAGGCAACATCATCGACTACTCCATCGGGGCCGGAGCGTTCGTCACGCTCGCCTCGGGGATCACGCTCACCGGGCTGTATGTCGTCCAGTTCCAGCAGCGCAGCGACGGGCGGATGGCGATCCAGGTCAAGGACGACACGATCATCAACACGACCGACGGCTCGATCTGGTCCGCCGCCGTCGAGACGGGGCACACCACTCCGATCCGGCAGGTCAAGATCACCAGGACCGGCACCTACTTTTCATCCACGGTCACGCGGCGCGGCCATGTCGAATGGCTCCACCGGCCCGTGCTCGGCATCTACACCGATTCATGGACCAGCGGGGACGCGGGGAGCGTACCGCTGAACCAGGTTCCCAACCACATTACAGCCATGTGGCGGGGCTCACGGATCGGCGAGTGCATCCGGCCGCTCGAACTCGGGCCGGTGGTCGGCGGGGCCGACCCGCTCGCGTTCATCACAACCGGCAACGAGCCGTGGGGCCGTCGCGGCTGGAGCACGACCAACTGGGCGAGCGCTTCACCGAATCTCCCAGATCATGTCATGGGCTCGCTTTGCATCGTCGGCTTTTCGTGCATGAACACGATGGACCAGAATGAGGCAACCATCAACGCGGGCGGGTCCGGGCTCGCCACGCTGCTCACGAACACGATCAACACCTATGTCGACATCTGCGAGCGGTTGCTCGCCAACGCCAACACGGTCTGGTTCTGCGGGTTCGTGCCGCCGCCGGTCGGATCCTTCGTCGGTCGCGGCCCGACGAGCGAAGCAATGTCCCAGTTCTGTGCCGACGCATCAGCCGGGATCGTCGAGGCCCTCCGCCTCGTCACCGTGCCGGAGGGCTCGGTGCTGGCGATCTCCGATGTCCACGCCTACGCGGTGGATGTTCAGGCCGAGGACCCGGCCACAGACTGGGTTTGGGACACGGCTGGCATCCACCTCAACACGACCTTCTTTGACCCGGTGTACGCGGACTACGCGCGGGCGTCGGTGGAGTTCAGGGGGTATGAGCCGCCGGTGTCCGGCGGCGCGGCCGCGCTCCGCGGGCGGGGCAGGGCCAGGGGCAGGTGGTAGAGGGGGAGTGACAGGCGGGAGGCCTGTCCCACCGGGGGGCGGAGGAGCAGGAGCGACAGGCGGGACGCCTGGCTTGCCGAGAGAGAGAAGTTCACCACAGAGGCGCAGAGGGCGCAGAGAACAGACCGGATCCCTCTGTGATCTCTGGGTCTCTGTGGTGAAGAAAAAGAGAGGACACGGCTCGGCGAGCCGTGCCACCAGAGGCCGGGCCGCCGAGCGGGAGAGGGCCGAGAGCGACAGGCGGGACGCCTGGCTTGCCAGAAAGCGACAGAGAGGAACACCATGCTGATCACGACTTCGCTGACCATCGACGCGGCGCCCCGGCGCAAGGCCTCCGCCACCTGGACCGAGGGGCCCCAGGACCGGCCCGCCGACTACACGCCCATCACTCTGGGCCGGCTCTACACCCACGGCCGCTACCGCGGGGCGATGTGCATGCCCGTCGGCGAGGGCGCCGCCGACGATGTGGTGAGCTACCGCCTCTGGCTCGCCGACGCCATGGCCCTCAGGGCCGGGCCGCGCAACACCATCAGCGGACGCGTCAGCCTGGCGCTGCTGGGGACCGGGACCTTCACGCTCTCGACCATGACCGGGGCCGCGGGCGATCCGGTGACCGACCTGATGCGCTACGCCGACACGCTGACCTATGTGCCCGCGACCAGCGAGACCACGCCCAAGGGCGCGGGGTCGATGATCCTCGCGGCCCTGACCGAGACCGAGGTCCAGGTCTACAGCCCCGCGAACAACACGCCGGCCCGGCTGGTCATCCCCGACCTGGGCGGGGGATGGGCCGCGGCGTTCGAGATGGTGTCCGATGACGCGGCCAAGAAGGGGGCGATGCTGGTCCGGCTGATGGTGTGAGGAGCGTTTACCACAGAGGCGCAGAGGGCGCAGAGAACAGACTGAATCGGCTCTGTGATCTCTGCGACTCTGTGGTGAATGAATGGGTTGGAGCGACAGGCGGGACGCCTGTCCCACCGAGAGAGAAGAGAGAGAGAGGACACGGCTCGGCGAGCCGTGCCACCGGCGAGCCGTGCCACCAAGAGCCGTGCCACCGGCGAGCCGCCGGGGAAGGAAGTGCGATGATCAGCCCGCCGATCAGGACCGCGGGGCTCAGACGCCGCGAGCGGAATGTCGCGGTCCAGGCCGAGGCGTTCCGGAAGAAGATCGAGGCCGGACGCGACCGGCTCGACCGCGTCGGCGAGGACTCGGTCAAGGCCATGGGCTCGGTCTTTCTCGACGCGATCGAGGCGATCGCGCCGAGGGACACCAACCGCTTCGTCCGCGCCTACCAGCAGGCGGGCAACCTCGCCGGGCTCGAGCCCCGGCCTTTGCTCCCCGTGACCGCCTCACGCAACCGCGAGCTCTTCCTGGCCGCTCTCCAGAAGCAGGCCGAGCACTGGCGGAAGCGCGAGGCGTACTGGCAGGGGTGGATCGACCGCGCCGACGCCGACGATGCGCGGGGCCTGACCACCAAGGCCGGAAAACCCCGGAAGCCCCGGCGGTCCCAGCCCTGGTACCGGCGCTATCTCCGGAACCGCGACCGGGCCGCGGCCCGCCTCAACAAGGTGCTCAACATCCTCGCCGAGGCGACCGAGACCGAGAGCTTCTTGCTGTTTGACAAGGGCCGGTTCATCGCGGGTTCGAACCGGAGCGGCCGGGGCAAGCGCGGGGAGAAGTTTCTGTCGACGATCCGCGCGCAGGTCCACGGGGGCGAGGGGTGGGTCGAGCGGGCCGGGCCGGTGGCGCTCCTGCACCTGAAGAACAAGGAGGCGCACGCGAGCATCGTGGCCCGGGCGGCCCGGCACGGGCGGCCGGTGGACTACGCGCTGCGGGCCATCAAGGGGATCGGCGGGGGCAAGGTCAGCAGGCAGGCCGCGGCGGCGCTGCGGCAGGCGACGGGGTTCGCGGCGTAGGGGAGAAGGGGAGCGACAGGCGGGACGCCTGGGCTGCCAGAGAGAAGAGTTCACCACAGAGGCGCAGAAAGCACAGAGGAAAGATCCGGATCCTTCTCTGTGATCTCTGGGTCTCTGTGGTGAAAGAGAGCGGAGGACACGGCTCGGCGAGCCGTGCCACCGGGAGCCGGGGTAACCATGGGATTCGGCGAGGAGATGCGGGCCGCGGCGGTGGACATCGTCGGGATCCTCGGCGAGGGGACGGTCACGCTCGTGATCCCCGTGCCCGGGGCCCTGGACCCCGTCGCCGGGACGCGGGCGTCGACCACGGTCGAGGCCACACTGCCCGCCGTCGTCCACGGGCTCGACGCGCGGCGATCGGGGGGGATCGACGCGGCCGCCGCCGGACGCGTCACCTTCGCCGTCGAACGCGCCGCGCTCGAGGACGCCGGGATCACGCCGAAGATGATCACCCGCAACGCCACCCTCACTCGCGACGGCGTGGCCCACGCCGTGCACGCCGTTCTCAGCGATCACGGGTTCGTCCGGCTGGAGTGCTCGAAGCGATGATGGCCGAGATCCAGCGCATCCTGCTGGCGGCCCTGCTCGATGCGGCGCCCGCGGATGTCCCCGTGCTGATGACGCACGAGGACGACCCCGTCGAGGACGGGCCGTTCATCCGCCTGCACCCCGTGATGGAGGGGCCGCGATCGGCGGGGGACCCGATCCACCGGGGCCTGATCGCCCGCGTCGGCGTCCAGGTCCCCGTCAGCGCCCTGGCCGCCGACGGGCACGCTTTGGCGGCCCTGGCCGACACCGTCCGCGGGGCCCTGGCCGGGCGTCGTCTGGCCGGCAGCGGCGTCGCCCTGACCATCGCCGACGGCGTCGTCCGCGTCAGCGCCGCCGATCCCGCTTTGCGTCTGCAGGACGCCCAGGTCGATTTCACCGCGTACGCCCAGGTGATCGCGTAGCACAGGAGAGTCTCATGGCCAATCTGAACATCAACGATGCGGGGACGATGCGGTTCGCCAACGGCGGCAGGCTCATCCTCACCGACAGCACGAACAACTACACCGTCCTCACGATCGTCGACGGCACGCTCCGCCTGACCGAGGGGGGACGGGAGGTCAGCCAGGTCAGCTCGGCGGGGACGCTGCTCCCCCCGACGCTGGGCGACGAGCGGCCCAGCACCGTCGAGGCCGATTTTCTGTATACCGGCGAGCACGGGACCAACACCCTGCAGACCCTGATGAGCCACGCGGCCGTCGCCGACGGACTCGCGCCCGAGTTCGGGGTGATCCTCGAGTGGGCCGACGATACCGGCGCGGAGACCGGCGTGCGCTGCGAGCTGACGCGGTGCTATTTCACCCAGCCGCTGAGCGTGCAGGCCTCGGGGGATCAGGGGCCCGATCGCGTGCAGCTCCGGATGGCGAGCCGCGATCCGCATGGGGAGTGGGAGGACTACGACAACTCGTGATCGGGCGGGACAGTTCACCATTAAGTCGCAGAGGACACAGAGGAAGACCAGAATCGACTCTGTGATCTCTGTGTCTCTGTGGTGAAAGATAAAGGACACGGCTCGGCGAGCCGTGCCACCAGGAGCCGTGCCACCAAGAGCCGTGTCACCGAGAAGGGGGAGCGATGCTGAGTCTGAATGATCTGGAACTGTCGATCCGGCGCGGGGAGGCGGCGGTGATGATCGGGGGCGTCGAGCGCGCCGTCCGCGTCATCACCATGGCCGAGGCCGAGGAGATCGAGGCCGTCATCCCCGACGGGCCGGGGGCCAACATCGACCGCAACTGCCTGCACGCCGCGCTCGCCCTGGGCGTCGACGCCGCCGAGTGGGACACCGAGGGGCTCGGGCTCAAGCCTTTGCCCCCGGACGCGCGGCAGAAGGAGAGCCCCGCGGGCCGTCGGCTGCGCTACGCCCGGGCCGTGGTCCCACGGCTCAAGGCTTTGCTCACGCCCGCCGAGATCATCGCCGTCTGCGAGGCCAGGCCGGGAAAAGACGAACGGTCCGGCTCGTCGACCGCCGCGGCCGCCGGACCCGGACCTGGCACGCCCTCCGCGTCTTCGAGAAGTTCCCGCTGATCATGCAGGCCGCGGGGGGGGACCCCGACCGCGTCCCGCCGGCGGTGCTCGAGCTGTACGGGGGGTATTGCGAGATGGGGAGGGAGTGAGAATAGAGGGGACACGGCTCGGCGAGCCGTGCCACCTGGGGGAGGTCCACCGGGAGAAGAGTTCACCACAGAGGCGCAGAGGGCGCAGAGGAAAGACCTGAATCCCCCTCTGTGGGCTCTGGGTCTCTGTGGTGAGATGGATCGGTAACACCTATGGCGGACATCACCACCACCATCGGGGCCGACCTGTCGGCGCTGGACGCGGACCTGCGGCAGGCCGTCAGCAAGCAGGAGCGGTACGCGAGTATCGTCCGCATGATCGACGAGCGGATCGCGCGCGACGCGGTCCGCAACGCAACCAGCATCCAGCGCGCCAGCGCCGCCGCCGAGCGGCAGTCGATCAACTTTCTGCACCGGTTCACCACGACCTCCGGCGAGGGGGCCAAGGCCATGCAGGCCCTCGGCCTGCGGGCCCTGTCCGGCGCCGCCGCGGTCGCGCTGGCCACCCGGGCCATCGGCCGATCCGCCGACGCCTACGGCAAGGAGTTCACCTTCGCGGGCCAGCGGCTGGCGGCGCTCGACCGCCAGAGCGCGGCTTTGGGCTCGACGCTGCGCCGCGATTTGTTCGGCGCGTTCGTCGACGGGCGATCGGTCCTCAACGAGACGCTCGGCCTGCTGGAGAAGGGCCGCGAGGCCGCGGCCCGGTTCGCGGCGAGCTACACGATCATCGGCCTCGGCTCCGAGGGGCTGTTCAACCCCGGGGCGATCCGGGCCGGGGAGGCCGCCGCGGCCCGCGCCGAGCGGATGGACCGGGAGGCCGCCAGCCGGGCCGCCGCCGCCGGGCTGGGCCGATCGCTTGCCGAGTCCGAGGCGATGGCCCGGGGCGACCGCTTCGGGGCCGCCAGGGCCCGCGTGGACGCTGAGTTCGCGGGGTTTTCCGACCGCGTCGGCGCGACGGCGGGGCTGCTCCAGGCCGACCGGCAGGGGCTGCTCGAGGCCGCGAGCGCCCGCGCCGACCGGGAGATCGAGCGCCTCCGCGCCGAACGCGACGCCGAGCGGGCCGAGCGGGACCTGCGGCGGCGCGGCCTCGCCGCCGACGACGGGAGCGACTTCGGGCGCCTGCAATCGTCGGCGTTCCTGGCGGCCGCGGAGGCCCAGGCGAGGGCCCGGAACCTGCTGGGCCAGCCGCTGACCTCCTCCGAACGCGCCGAGGAGATCGACGCGATCCGGCGCGGGCTGTCCGAGCGCGTCGGCCAGCTGCAGCGCGAGGCTACGCTCTCGGCCGAGCTGCTCCGGCTCGACCGCGAGCGGGCTGAGGCACTGGGCCTGGACGGGGACGCGCGGCGCGACCGGCTCAGCGAGATCGACGAGGAGCGGCGGCGGGCCGAGGCCCGGGCCGCGATCACCGATCCGCGCCGGCTCGGGTCGGCGCTCGCCGGCATCGACGCCGAGGCGGACGCGAGGCGCCGCGACGCGGAGGCCGCCGGGGCGCTGGACCAAGCCCGGGAGGCCGACCGGCGGGCGAGGTCCGTCGGCGATGCGCGGGACACGCTCGAGAGCCTGCGGATCGAGGGGATGCGGGCCGCGGGCAAGACCCGGGAGGCCGAGCAGGCCGAGATCCGGCTGCGGTTCGGCGGCATCGAGCAGCGGTTCCGGGAGACCCTGGGCGAGGACGCGGGGCCGTACATCGAGAAGCTCGGGGCGGCGATGGCCGAGGCGCTGGCCCGGGCGGGGAAAGAGAAATCGTCGGTGGTCAGCGCGCCGACCGGCGCGGGGGGCTTCGCCGGCGTGCGTCAGGCGATCGGGGGGGGGGCGAGCGAGCGGGTGCTGAGGAAGATCGAGGAGAACACGCGGAACACCGTGAGCTTCGTGGTGAGGTGAGGGGAGAGATCACCACAGAGGCGCAGAGGGCGCAGAGGAAAGACCGGATTCCTCTCGGTGATCTCTGGGCCTCTGTGGTGAAAAAAGAGCGGAAGACACGGCTCGGCGAGCCGTGCCACCGCGAGCCGTGCCGCCGAGAGCCGTGCCGCCAAGAGCCGTGCTGATATGAGAAAGAAGTAAGATTTGACCGAGATCGTCAGGAACGCAGCGCAGTACCCCACCGCGTACCGCCGGGACGAGGCGGGAAGGGAGTGGGACCGGCGCGTCTTCCGCGTCCGGGCCGCGACCGGCGCGGAGGCGGTGGCCGACGCCGAGATCCCCCCGCGCGGCGAGGCCTGGCCGGGCAACCCCGCCCTCCGCGTCGTCAGCGAGGAGGCCGAGCCCGACGGGGGGGACTGGTGGGCGGTGACCGTCCACTACGCGACCGAGGCCGCGGGCGCCGGGGGGGGCGAGCCCGCCCCGCTCGCGGGCACGCTCTACAGCGTCTTCGGCTACGACTCCGGGCAGATCATCGCCGAGTTCGACCTGGACGGCCAGCCGCTGCGGGACGGGGGGGTCGCCGTCGACATCCGGCTCCCGCGCGTGACCGTGGTGCACCACCGCCCGACGCCGCTCGACCCGGCGATCGTGCTCGGCCTGATCGGCGAGCCGGGCGAGGCGATCAAGAGCCCGGTCAACCACGCGCCGCTGGCCGTGCCCCCGTTCCAGTGGGAGAACCCCTCGGCGCCCGGGACGACCTTCAACGCGGGCGAGCTGCGGTACCTCGGCTCGGTCCAGCAGTTCGCGCGCAACGGGCTCTGGATCGTGCGGCACGAGTTCAGCGCGGCGCCCGACCACCTGGCGCACTGGTGGGAGGACGGCGTGCGGAGGAGCGCGACGGTCTATCCCGAGGCGGACCTCTCGGTGCTGTGGTGAAAAACGACTGATCGGCCCGCGATGACCATCCCTCCGCTCCACTTCATGCAGGGCTCGGGCCCGATGCCCGAGGCGTGGAATAAGAACCTGGCGGCGCTGCGCGACGCCGGGCGGATCACCGTCTCGGCCCCGCTGCAGGCGCGGCGGACGGCGACGGGGACGCACCTGAGCCTGGCGAGGATCGCCGGCCAGCCGCTGGCAATCGGGCGGGTGCGCGTGGTGGATTCCTCGGCCTCCGAGCCGACGCCGCGGTGGACCGAGCTGGTCTACGCGGTCGAGCTCGAGGACGAAGGGATCGGCCTGCCCGCGCTCGGGACCGACCCCGAAAGCGAGAGCTATCGGATCCTGCCCAACCTCGCGCGGGACGGGGACGAGCTCCGGGTCCGGCCGGCGCGGCCGGGCAGCGTGGGCGTGGCGTACAGCTTCTGGTTCGAGGCGGAGGCCGACGGGGTACCGGTGACGGTGACGCGGCGGCTGGTCTGGCTGTTCGATGAGGTGGTGGCGTTCGGGGAGTGTTGAGGGATGGGAGACACGGCTCGGCGAGCCGGGCCACCAAAGAGCCGGGCCACCGGAGAAGACACACGGCTCGGCGAGCCGTGCCACCAAGAACATGAAGATCCTGGCGGCGGATGGCGTGGTGTTCCTGCGGGGCGGGGCCCTGGTCGACGCGGCGGACCCGTGCGGGTGCTGCGGCGGGGTGATCGCCTACCGGTGCGACGGGGCCTGGCCGCCCAGGCGGCTCGACGGCCCGGCGCTCGGGGCCGTGCTCCTCGACGCGGACGGGCACTGCTACCGCGTCAGCGCGGACACCGACGCCTTCGGCCTGCTCGAGCCCGCCGAGCCCCTCGGTTGGTACGACCCGTGCTGGGACTGCCTCGGGTGCGCGCCGCCCGGGCCCTGCGTGCCGTGGACTCTCTGGGGCCGGTTCACCGCGGCGCTCGCGCCGGACGGGCTGGAGACCGCGCCCGCCGGGGACTGCCTCCGGCACGAGAGCGGGCGGCCCTGCGCCGAGACCTGGATCCGCGTCGGGCGGTTCACCCGACGCGCGGTCGGGGACTGCCTGTGCGGGTGGACGATAAACGCCGCGGAGATCACGCGCGTCGTGAACGGGAACGGAACGACGCGGATCCGCGCGGCGTGGCGCGGGTCCGGCGGGGACGGGTGCGATGCGCTCGACGAGGAGATCGACCGGACCGTGGCGGCCGCGGCGACCGCCGCGCCGACGCTGGCGCTGGTGGTCGGCGAATCCCAGTCGGTGATCGAGCCGCGCTGGGCGGACGGGTGGACCGGATCCGGATTCATCGGCTGCCGCGTGAGCACTTTTTCCGCCTCGATCAACCGATCGATCGACGGTGGCGCCGGATGCGAGGTCGTCGAGAGCGGCGCCTACACCGAGGTCCACATCACCGACAGCGGATGCGACGGGCTCGAGACCGACCCCGCCGCGCCCAACCTGCTCGCCGTCGGGTGCGGGCACCCGGGCTCAACGGCCTACGAGGCCGCCTCGCTCTTCGACCCGCAGCGGGTCGAGGACCTGTTCGACGGGCTGATCTACACCGGGGCCGCGGACGGCCTGCCCTACCGCCTGACCGCGCGGGCGACCGAGGAGCCGGTGACCCAGGCGCTCGAACGCACCGGGCCGGTCTGCGCCGCGCCCTCGGTGACGCTGACGCGGTGCGGGGAGACGGGACCCGCGTTCGCGACAGTGGCCCGCTGGGACGAGGGCGTGCAGATCGGGGACTGGGCCCGGCTCTCGATCGACGGGCTCGATCTCTGCTACCGCGTGGTCGCGCTCCCCGACAGCCCGGACATCACGCCCGACCCGTACGCGGTGCTCGAGTGGGGCGTGGGCGGGTGCGGCGGGTGCACGGGCGGGACCGGGCCCTACGTGCTGCTCCGGTGGTGCGGGTACGACCGGTGGTCGCTCGTCGACCAGGGCGCGTACGACGCCGCGGCGGGGGCGGGGCTGCTCGGCCCGATCACGCCGACCAGCGCGGTGGCGCTGGCGCTGGGGCGGTGTATCCGGATTGACGGGGCCCGGGATGTGACCGGCTTCCCCGCCGAGCTGCTGCTGCCGGTCTCGCTGGATCTGATCATCCTTCGGGCGGCGGACCCGGCGAACCGGCTGCCCTCGTGCGCGCAGTGCTGGCCGTCGACCGACCCGGGCGGGCCGGTCGAACCGCCGGGGGACCCGCGGATCGTGGTGATGGACCCGCTGGCCGAACTGCTGGGGATGAGCCGTGTGTGAGTGCGGGGACCGGCGACAAGCAGGGCATACCGCGGAGGCGCAGACCGGAGACACGGCTCGGCGAGCCGTGCCACCAAGAGCCGTGCCACCGGGGAACCTGCTGGTGTGCGTGGGGTGCTCGGCGAGCGATCGGAGCGGGCGGTGCGGGATCGGGGGCTCGGCGCTGGCCTGCCCGCGTCGCAAGTTCGACGGGACCGGCGTGGTCTACTGGCCGACCTTCGGCGGGCGGGCGCGCGGCGCGGCCTGGTACGGCGCGCCGATGCCGCTGCGGTGGTGGTTCCGGGCGAGGTTCGGCGTGTGGGCGAGGGTGGAAGGGTGCGGATGCGTGAAGATGCTGAAAGACGCGTGGCTGTGGGTGAGGCGTTGACGATCGACTCGGCGGCGGACGGCGTGGCGCTGCTGGCGTGGGCCGTGCGCGTCGTGCAGGACGCGGGGTTCGAGATCGTGGGCATGGACCCCGCGGCGGTGAGCGTGCGGCGGGCGGAGATCGGGGGGGAGATGGATCGCGACAGGCGGGACGCCTGTCCCACCGAGAGAGAGAGGACACGGCTTGGCGAGCCGTGCCACCGCGAGCCGTGCCACCGCGAGCCGTGCCACCGCGAGCCGTGCGGCCGCGAGCCGTGCGGCCGGGAGCCGGAGCAATGGACGGGGGCGGTGTGCGGGGCGTGCGGGTCGACGCGGCTGGTGGCGTCGGGGTCGTGCGCGACCTGCCACGACTGCGGGGCGACGACGGGGTGTGGGTAGGAGAGACAGGCGGTTCACCACAGAGGGCACAGAGATCACAGAGAAAAATCAGAGGTTTTTCAGAGAGAACTTACACGGCCTCTCTGTGTCCTCCGTGCTCTCTGTGGTGAGAAGAGGGGGGACACGGCTCGGCGAGCCGTGCCACCGAGAGAAGAACGGAGATTAGAATATGGCGACGCGAACCAATACCGTGCTCTCGAACGACATCCTGGCGGCGCTCGGTGGGACGGTCGAGGCCTCCGACGATGTCCGCTATTCGAGGGAGGGGCCCGCGGCGTACGACACCAACCTCGACGCGCTGGCGGCGATCACGCTGGCGAGCTTCTACGCGCTGGCGCCCAACGCCAGCTCGTTCGGGGCCGAGGGGACGGCGCTGCAGGTCGACGCGGCCGATGTCCGCTTCGAGGGCGCGCACGAGTTTTTGCACCTGGCGGGCGTCGCGACCAAGACCATCACCACCCTGCTGATCGCGGGGACGGGCCGGGCCCGCAACTTTTTGAGTTCGATGACCGCGACGCGGATGCTGCTCGGGCGCGGCACGCACCGGCTGGCCGGCAGCGCGATCGGGACCACCGCCGATGTCTACGCGGGGGCCCGCGTCGTCGCCGAGCACGGCGCGACCGGGTTCACCACCGCGCGGGTGCACCGGGGCGGGCGGCTCGAGCTCTGGCGCGGCGCGGGCTCGCTGGTCGTGACCGGCGGGCGGGCCTCGGTCGAGCGGGCCGGGCTGACCATCACCGCCGCCGAGCTGGCCGGCGGTGGCGTGCTCGACCCGAGCCTGGGCGTGCCGACGACGCTGACCGTGCGCGACGGCGTGATCGATCAGCGCCGCATGGCCGCGCCCTGGCCCAGCGGGACGACGATCAACATCGAGGGGCCGCTGGTCGTCATCCCGAGCCCCTCGGGCTCCGTCGGCGATTGGTACGGCGCGGCGACAGTGAACAACAACGCCAAGATCCAGGTGAGCGTCGGGCCGATGCCCGCGGGGGCGGGGCTGTGATCCCGGTCTGCGGGCTGATCGAGCGGGCCCTGGCCGAGTTCGACCTGGACGCGTCGGCGCTGCTGGCGGGCGTGGTCGTCGACTGCGCGCCGCAGGGCCTAGTCCCCGAGCGGGTCAGCGTGCTGGCGATCGGGGCGCCAATCTGGGCCGAGGCGGTGATCGGCGTCGAAAACCTGAGCGGGGGGGCGGCCCGGCCGTTCGACCCCGCGATGACGCTGGCGGCGCCCGGCTCGGGGTGGGCCGAGGCGCTCTTCGGGGAGGAGGAGCGCGTGAGCCGGATCCGCGTGGGCGTGGCGACGGCGCAGAGCGGTGAGCGCGTCAGCGTGCGGGTGGTGGGGTTGTTTGCGCGCTCGGCGGGCGACCGGTAGGGCGACCGGTAGGGCGACGCGCGAAGTCGGGGATCTGATCGGGCGACCAGAGGTGGGCGCGGCCGGCGTCGATCGCGGGGCGGATCTTCCGCGCGGCGGCGATCTGGCGTACGCGTGCTGGAGTGATCCCGAGGCGCTCGGCGAGCTGGCGGGTGGTGAGGTAATTCAAATCCCGGAGCCCGGCGGTGGCCGGGGCCCGGGGAGCCGCCCCCCGGCGGCTAGGTGTGTAATCGAGCCGGCCCGCGCGGAGCGAGCGCACCGGGGGGCGGCAAGGGTCATGCGGACACGCGGGCCAGGAATGCGGCACGACTCTCGTGCGGCTCGAGCTTGACCCCGTTGTGATGAATGAGCTTCGCGTACTCTTGGGCGGTGATCTCGGTGTATTTTTCCGGGACCTTATGACCAGGAGCGATCTCTCGCACCTCGGCGATCGGCTGCCAGATGGTGCGGCCGTACGCGCCGCGATCGCGGCGGAAGGCGACTGCCCAGCCGTACCGCGTCACGCTCGCGGCGGCTTTCGCCGCGGCCACCCGATCGGCGAGACGCGCCATGCTCGCGGGCGTGGCATCTTCGACCGAGAAAAAGTAGCAGCGCCCCATGCCCTTGCCGCCAGGTCGGAACCCAGCGTGGTGCCACTCGGCAGCAAGCGGCTTGAGGTCGGCGGCGGTGACCGGGTAGCCGGCCTTCCGCATGGCAGCTGCCAGTTCGCCTGCAGTCAACTTATTCTCGTTCGCCCTCGCGGCCGCGTGGCGCTCGCTCACAGCTCCAGACTCTGCCAGTGCCATTTTCATGCTCCTTGCCCTCGCGGGCTCCCCCGACCTGCTGTCCGGTCGGCCGACAGGTGAAGTATATCGTACCGGCAAGACTTATCAAGGGGCAAGGGTAAAAAATCGGCGGATTTCTTTCCGGGGTGTTTCTGTGTGGGTGGTGGTTGGGTTAGAAGACCGGGTGGATGGGGTCGAGGAAGAGGTCGCGGATGCCGCCGGCGACCAGGGCCCAGAGCACGGCGCAGACCAAGGCCAGGATCGGCAGCAGGAGGCTGAAGATCAGCAGGGTGATGAGGACGCGCCAGCCGATGGCCTCGGCCAGACGCTTGATGGTGAGGGGGTCGAGGGAGAGGCCTTCGAAGGAGACAGGCGGGACGCCTGGGCCACCGGGAGCCGAAGAGGCAGAAGACACGGCTCGGCGAGCCGTGCCACCGGGGGCCGGGTTGCCGGGAGAGACAGGCGGGACGCCTGGGCTGCCGGGGGGAGGGGAGACAGGCGGGACGCCTGTCCCACCGGAAGCCAGCAGGGCGAAGCCCTGGGCGCGGACGGCGGCCTCGGCCTCGGCCCGCGTGCGGCCCGGGACCGCGATCTCCTGGGCCTTACCCGTGACCGGGTGCGCGACGCGGAGGCGGTGGCGGGCGGGCGGCGGATGATCCGGCTGGGTCGGATGATTCGGATCGTTCGGTTGGGTCATGGGCGCCCCCCTGCGGGTGATAGATCCGCACACTGTACGCGCTCTCGTCGGTCTCGATGTCCGGGTGGCGCACGGGGAGGATCGGGCCGGCGGGGCCGGCGGGGCCGGGGCTGGCGCCGCCGGCCTGCGGGGGAGGCCGGTCCACGGCGCGCAGGACCGAGCGGATCAGGTCGCGGGCGATCTCCTCCCCGACGATCAGCGAGAGCCGCGTCGCCAGGGCGTGGGCCGAGTCCGGCTCCGACTCGGGCAGGACCTCGCCGGGATCATCGACCAGGTCCGCGATCGACTGGGCCTCGGCGCGCGTCAGCGGGCTGACGCGGTGCAGGTACGCGAGGATCGCCCGGAGCTTCTCGGGCTGACCGTTGAATCGGGACAGGCCCTCGTAGACCACGATCGTGGTCCGCGCGACGCCCGAGCCGCGCTGCAGGTCGACCCGGTTCAGGCCGCGGCGGACCCGGAGGGACTTGAAGATGCGGCCGAAGGTCTGCGCCACCGTGGACTTTTCGCGGGTCAGAATGGCCACGGATGAGTTTTCCACAATTTCAGACTACTGCTGCACCGAGTTGACGCAAGAGCCGAAAGTGATTAGTGTGCCCGAAAGTGTCGGTTTTCGATTTTCGGACCGGGTGAGGCGGGTTCACCACAGAGGCGCAGGGGGCACAGAGAGCACAGAGGACGTACGGCTGCTCTGTGGTGAAAAACAGGGGAGGACACGGCTCGGCGAGCCGTGCCACCCGGAGCCGGGCCAACTGAAAGGGGCGCGGGATGGCGAGGATCTGGGGTCGGAATGATGACGGGCGGGGAGCCGACAGGCGGGACGCCTGTCCCATCGGGGATGGTGGGGACACGGCTCGGCGAGCCGTGCCACCGCGAGCCGTGCCACCGGGTGCGGTGTGCGTCGAATCGCACCTGGCGGGGGGGACGGGGACATCGCTGCTGGGGCGGCGGCGGATGCAGCGGGATGTGATCGCGGACGCGGCCGGGCTGGACACGCACTTGCGGATCGCGGAGGCGCTCTGCCGCGCCTACCGCGACCTGTTCGACGGGGGCGAGCCCGATGTCAACTGGGGGCGGGCCCGCAAGATGCGGGCGGACCCGGCCTCGCTGGTGGCCGCGGCCGAGGCCGCGTCCTCGAGCTGCCCCGTGATGCAGATCGTGGTCTGGGACCTGCGGCTGGACCGGAGGGGGACGCTGGCGCTGCTGCACCGCGCGCTGCGGGTCTTCGAGGCCTGGGACGCGGGGGAGCTGATCGGCGTCTACGGCGCCGGCGAGGCGGAGCGGCGCTGCGGGATGCGCGACGCGGCCATGAACCCGATCGGGGGGTGGTGGTGATGCTGGCGCGGGCCGTGAATGACATCGGTCAGGCCGGTGGCGTCGAGATCCGCGGGGAGCGGGTCTCGATCGAGGAGTGCCGGCGGCGGGCGTCGGCGCTGGCGGCCGAGTACGCCGAGGCCCGGCGTGCGGCGATGGGGCGGGGCGTGGCCCTGGGCGAGCTGCTGACCGCGGTGCGGGCCCAGCTCGGGCGCGGGGCGTGGGGCGCGTTCCTGCAGCGGGCCCGGATAAACATGCACACGGCGAACCGGGCGATGCGCCTGGCCCGCGAGTATGGGGACGGGGCGGGCGGGATCGACGCCGAGCGGGTCGAGGCCCGCAGGCGCGAGCGGATCGCGGCCGGTCGGATCGATCCGGTCGGGCCGCTGGCCGTCAAGCCGGTGGCGGAGATGAGCACGCGCGAGGTGGAGCGGGTGATCGGGATGCGGCCCGCGGATCGGTCCAGGCCGGAGATCAGGCCGCTGGAGATCAGGCCGCCGGCGTTCCTGGCGGGGGCGCGCTCGGTGACGATCGGCGAGACACCGGACAAAGACCCAAACTGTGACCGCGGTCACAGTTTCCCTGTTTGTACGGTGCCGGATGAGGGGATCGCGGGGCGGATTTCGCCGGACAAAGACCCAAACTGTGACCGCGTCAACATTTCGGGAGCGACCGGCGGGGGGCCTGGCTTGCCGGAAGCGGGGGGGACACGGCTCGGCGAGCCGTGCCACCAAGAGCCGGGCCGCCGGGAAGGGACAGGCGGGACGCCTGTCCCACTGGGGATGGGGGCCGGGGCGGGGGCGAGCGGGCGGCAGCTGGGGCTGATCGACCATGTCGCGACCCTGATCGACGAGCTGCACCGCGACCTGTCGGAGCACCGCGTGGGGCTGGACCAGGTGGCCGAGCGGCTGCGGAGGCTGCTCGGCCTGATCGACGGGAGACCGTCGCACTCTTGAGCCGGCGGGGGGATGCGGCGGGCATGCTCGCCCCGCGCCGGTTTTTCTTGTCTCTCTCAACCGCCCGCGCCGGTCGACACAGCCGGCGCGGGTTTATGCGGACTTACCGAGACAACGGGGCCGGGCCGGCGGGAGCCGGGGCGGCCGGGGTGGATGATCCGATTGTCCAGGCGGTGCGGCGCGCCAACGCCGAGCAGGTGCTCGCGGGGCTGGCGATCAACGACGCGGTGCGGATCCGGCGGATCGAGCGGCAGGTGAACGGCCAACCGCAGTGGATGATCAGCATGCCGCCCGCCAAGCCGCCGGCGCGCGCGGCGCCGATCGTCGATGTCCACGGGCTGGACCACGGGCCGAGCCGGTGCGGAGCGTGAAGGGGCAGACCGTGACGACCATACGACTCAGCGGGAGCGTCTATGTCCGCCCGGCGGACGGCGCGCCCGTGCTCGCGGTCCGGCTCGAGTGCGCGGCGGGGCACCTGTCGCGGAGCGAGCGGCTGCAAGGCGGCGACGGGATCCCGATGGCCGCGCGGATCGCGCGGACCGCGGCCGCGATGATGGCCGAGGAGCATGTGCGTGAGAGGATCGCCGAGTGGACCGCGGGCTGGACTCCGTCAGCCCAGCCCGAGCCAGCGCCGGACATGAGATGAGGTTTCGAGGAACGGCTCGTCGGGCAGCGAACGGATATAAGTTTCGTGCACGCCGGAGATGACATGGCCGACCATGACCATCCGCACCAGCCGGGCCAGCTCGACGCGGGAGACCGGGGCCGTGGCCGCGACCGTGATGTGCGTGGCGCGGAACTGGCCCAGCGTGCAGGCCCGCCAGCGGCTGGATTCGTCCGGCCAGGCCGCGGCCCGCAGCGCCGCGAACCGGCGGCCCAGGCGGTCATCGTTGACGCCCATCAGCGGCGTGCCCGCCGTCGTGACCAGGAGGCGATTTCGCGAGACGCGGCGGGACAGGGCGCGGTCCAGGGCGGCGCGGGTCTCGGGCCAGAGCGGGAAACGCCGGATGCTCTCGGTCTTGGCGCGGGGCTCGTCGATCCACCCGTGATCGTGGCAATCGGTGCGCGCCGGGCGGAAGGCCGCGGGCGTGAGCGCGGCGATGTCGGACTGACGCATCCCCCCGTTGATCGCCATCCAGAGGCAGGCCTCCATCGTCTCGCGGTCCGTGCCCTCGCGGGCCCGGCAGACCTTGATCAGGCGGCGGATCTGGCCCGGGGTCAGCAGGCCGGGGCCCGCGAGCCGCAGGTGGCGGCGGCGGACGCGGGCGGGGACCGGACGCAGCGCATCGCCGGTGTTGAACCTGATGTTGTGGTTGCGTTCCAGCCAGCGCAGGACCGAACGCAACTTTGTGATGCGGATGTGCCGGACGACAGGGCTCAGGTGGCCCCAGGCGGCGTCGATGCCGCGCGACCAGTGGGCCGGACGGAGGCGCTCCGGACGCGAGCCCCCGCCGAGCTCGACGCAGACGCCGGCGCAGATCTGCGCGAGGTCGCGGTGGTGGGTGTGCGAGCGTTCGCCCGCGGCGACGCGGCGCTTCGAGTCGTCCAGGTAGAGCGCGAGGGCCTGGCCGAGGGTGCGGGCCGGGCTGACGACCTGCGAGTGGTGGGGATCATCGGCGAGGATCAGCGGCCAGCGGCGGAGATATTCGGCGATGGCGCGGGCGGGGTCGTGCCGCGGTCCGAAGTAGTAGTCGCGGCCGTTGCGGCGCTTGCGCCACTGGCCGCAGGTGTGGGGCGTGAGGCGGATCAGCCCCGGCCCGTACGGGTCCGGCGTGGGGGGGAGCGGCGGGGTACTTTCGGGGGTAGCCATTTTCCGGCGCAGCGTAACACCGGAGGAGATCACGCGTTCGGCGCGTGGCCCCTTGAGTTCGTAAAGCTTAGGTCGCGAGTTCGAGTCTCGCAGGTGGCTTGGCCCGTAACCCTTGCATTCACAAGGCTTAAGGTTTTTTTGCGCGGCCCGAGCCCCCCAAAGGTGGTGGATCCGGATCCCGCATGCGAGCATCGACCAAACCCGATCAGGGAACCCGCTCGAAACCGGTCGGACGCCTGAAAACAACGAAACCGGGCGTGTTCACGCCCTGTACGAATGAGTAGACTGCGGTACAGCCGAGCCTGGGGAACTCGGCCGCCGACCGCGACCGGAGGCCGATATGACACAACGGATGCATTGGGCCGGTATCTGTACGGCAGCGGGGGTTCTCGCCGGGTCCCCTCTGGGGGTGGGTCTCGCCGTGGTCTCGACGGCCGCGCCCGCGGCGTCGGCCCAATTCGCCGAGGATGATCCCGAATCGCTCGCGATGAAGCGGCAGACCATCGCCCGCCTGATGAAGCGGGTGACCATCGAGCTGAGCGATCACCGCCTCGAGGATGTCGTCCAGTTCATCTCCGACATGACCCAGGCCGAGATCACGGCGCTGTGGGCGGAGGGACGGGACCCCGTCGGGCTCGACCGCGAGTCGCGGATCACGCTGAACGCCCGGAATGTCTCGGCGTTGAAGCTGATCGAGATGGTCCTCGAGCGCGTCTCGCGTGATGTCCCCCCGGGCGAGGCTTCGACCTGGCAGTTCACGGACTACGGCGCGTTCGAGATCGGTCCCAAGGAACTGCTGAACAAGCGTCGGCGCGTCGAGATGTACGACATCAACGACCTGCTCATGGAGATCCCGGATTACAACAACGCCCCGGATTTCGATCTGAACACGGTCTTCCAGGTCGGCGGGCAGCAGGGCGGCGGCGGCGGCGGCGGGCAGAGCCCCTTCCAGCAGCAGGGCACCGACATCGACCGGCGCGATCGGCAGGAACTCGTCCAGGACATCATCGATCTGATCATCACATCCGTCGAGACCGAGCAGTGGGTCGACAACGGCGGCGAGGCCGCGACCGTCCGCGAGATCCGCGGCGCCCTGTTCATCAACGCGCCCGACTACATCCACCGGCAGATCAACGGGTATCCCTGGTGGCCCGCGCGGCAGCAGTCGGCCCGGAACATCAACGGTCGGCGGTATGTCACGCTGGACGGGTCCTACGACTTCGCCAAGACCGGGCTGCTGCCGACCATCGAGGTCGAGGGCGTGCCCTGATCAGCCCCCCGCCCCGCGTCGTACGGCGTGAAACTCGGCCGACTCCGGGCCTATCGTGCGTCGCGTCCGTACCCGGAGGACACGCGTGGCCGCGATCCCGCCGACATTCCCCACGCCCGGTCAGATCCGCGTGCATCAGATCAAGCAGCGGGTGCTCCCCCTGCTTCAGGCCGGGCAGTTCGAGCTCGCGCTCAGCCTGCTCCAAGATGTCCTGCCGCTGGACCGGCGCGACCCCGAACTCCACAAGATGCTGGGCAGCTGCCATTCCGCGTTGGAGCAGACCGACAAGGCCCTGGTCCACCTGCGCCGGGCCGCGGAACTGGGCCTGCATGACCCCGAGACGCTGCTGATGCTCGCGGGCGTATACAGCAACACGGGCGACCTCGCCGCCTCCCTCCGCGTCATCGACCGCATCCTCCGGGAATCGCCCGACGAGCCCCGCGCGACCCAGTTCAAGGCCCGCCTCCGGCGCTCGATGGGCGACGCGAAGGGCGCCCTGGCCCTCATCGAATCGGCCCGCGCCAAGGGCATCCTCCACCCGCACCTGTCCATCCTCCGCTCCGAGTTGCTCCGGCGCGCCAAACGATTCGACGAAGCCGCGGCGGAGATCGAGGCGGTGCTCGCCGACCCCGCGACCCGCCCCGCCGACCGGCGGGACGCCTTCTTCGAGCTCGGGCATGTGCGCGACGCGATGGGCGAATACGACGCCGCCTTCGAGGCCTTCAGCCGGGGCAACGGGATGCTCGAGGAGACCCCGATCATCCCGATCGACGAGTTCCGGCGTGTCTGGTCGCGCGAGGCGATCGACCCGATCCCGCAGCTCTCGCCCCCGAAAGATGGTCCGGTCTTCGTCGTCGGCATGCCCCGCTCGGGCACCACGCTGACCGAGCAGATCCTCGCGGCCCACCCGCGCGTCGCGAGCCTGGGCGAATCCAACGCGTTGAATCTGATGCTCTCGGGCATGCCCCCCGAGGCCTTCCACAGCGAGAAGTCGGTCCGCGCGGTCGCGGAGGGCTACGCGGCACGCACCGTTTCCCCCCGGACCGCCAGGGCGGCCCGCGTCGTCGACAAGATGCCGGAAAATTACTTCTACCTCCCCCTCATCGCCCGCGCGCTGCCCGGCGCGAAGATCATCCACTGCACCCGCGACGCGCGGGACACCTGCCTCTCGTGCTTCTTCCAGAACTTCGGCCCCCGCGTCACCTGGAGCCGGCGGATCGAGACCTGCGCCAGGCAGTTCGTGTTCTACCGGCAGGTCACTGACCACTGGCGGGAGACGCTGGGCGTCGAGATCCACGAGTGCAATTACGAGAGCCTCACGAGCGACCCGCGCCCCGGCGTGGAGCGCATACTCGCCCATGTCGGCCTGCCCTTCAACGAGGCCTGCATGGCCCACCACACGCAGAGGGCAACCGTGCAGACCGCGAGCGTGGACCAGGTCCGCAAACCGATCTACACGACCAGCCAGCAGCGCTGGAAGAACTACGAGAAGCATCTCGGGCCGATGCTGGAGATCCTGGAACAGTATTGAATGAGCCCGGAGCGACGGCGACGGGCAACTCGTACGCGGAACTCGGTGCGAACCACTTCGGGATCCCCGGGTTCGCGCCCGGTGCCCGCGGTTGGCCTCCGATACGATTCTGGAATCAAACTCGTGCGTGACGAGCCGCGGGCTCGCGGGCCTTTTGCATCACGCGGCGTGCTCGTGGTGCTTTCGTCTCCATCGGCGTTGCCGGTGCGCGGCGTCGATCGCGAGTTTCGCGGCCACCCACAGACGCACCCGCAGCAGGCCGCGGAC